GGGAAGGGTATTAGCCCCTCGATGAGGTTGTCCAAATATCTAACGCTTTGCCACAGACCCCGCTGATAAAGCTGGTTTCTGAGGGAGACGATAGAGATAATCTCCGGAACGCTACTCCGTTGTGTTGGGATCAACTGACGGACCCTTACGACAGAAACGTCGTGGCCCGCATAGTAATCCTTTCCGCAAGACTCACGGAACTTACCAGTCCAATAAGACTTGCTAGCATTTACTTTAAACCCAAAAGTTTCAAGTTTGCTAACAACGGAACGCACAAAGCGCACGGGAACGATAATATCGTCACCGTACACGCGCACCTGGCCCTTAAATGACTTAATGTCATCAGGGTTTATCGGTCGTCTTAGCTCATCCTGAATTCCAAGGAAAATCACCGTCATAAAGACGAGAGATTCCATCGGAAAACAGAGAGCTGAACCCATAGACGCGAACTTGGCCAACCGGATGACTTTCTTTCCGTTGTGGACAGGCACTTCAGCTCTTCTCGATCTGCTAGCGTCCACCGCATCCGCAAGGATGGGGTGGTCGAATAGCATTTCTCGAACAAGCTGATTCGAAACTCGATCCGATGCTTCACTTAGATCAAGTGTAGCGAGGTTCCCACTAAGGGAACCACGGCGAGCAAGGCGCTGATTAGGCACATTGCTCTTCCATCGAATGAATGCTCGTGCATTGTCATCTGCATCGATACATTCCGTAAATGCTTCGAGGATCCCCTGCTGTACATATTGCATGGCAGTGGGTTCGATAGCAATAATACGTGGAGTTTTGAGCGTTTTAGGAACTGTTATGACCCGAACGGGCCGTTCAGCTCCAGGTTCGAGCCAGTTAACGGAGTTAAGGTTATCCAGGAAGTTCCAATTTGGCAGGAGAAATCCCGCCGCTGGAAATATATCCTCGAGCCTCCGGGTCCATTCAGTCTGATTGTACTTTTGGTTTCCCTTAAGTCGATCAGCTGTTGCGCCCGGTCCATGCTTCGGAAGTATCTCGCCCAGAGCAATCTTTCGACTGACCTGAGTAAAGAGATCATCCCATAGCATACTCGCCATTGTAGAGAATTCATCAATTTCTTGAAGTCCTCTTTCATTGTCCGAGTCTTTAACTGACTGCTCACACTTGATGTACCCTTCTATTGCTGCGGCTGTCCGCTCTTCCGAGCAAGGCAGCGCAATCTTGCCAAACATCAACGTAAGTTGACGAATCGCGAAGATTGCATCAACAGATGGGTCATCAAGAAGACGACCAGTACCACGGTCAAATACAAGATCGAGGAAACCCCCAAGAAACCGGGGGAGACCACTTGTGAAGGCAAAGCCCTGAAACAAGTTGCGATCTACCTGACCTTCAGCCAGACTTTTTTGGAAGTCTGTGCAGAAGTTAGGTAGGGTGATCGTTAAGAACGAATCACCTTCATATTTGACTCGAGTCGAGACAGTTTTAAAGTCTCGACTGGTGCTTGTGCAACACCAGGTAGCCAGTTCATTGGCTACCTCCTGCCAGAGTAACATAAGGCTTTTCAAGCACTGCTCCTAACAGAGTTAGTGTTTCCATAGCCATGTTACGACGACCTGAGAATCAGTCCGTGCTCAGTTCTCTCCGCCCAAAAGCTGAGTGATCTTTGCACCCGAAGAGGCAGACAGAGCGGCAATAAAGCCGTCAATGATCTGCTTTTGCTCCGTGACCGTAAAGCCGGCAACAGGAAAATCCGCAACCAGGTATACACTACCTGAGAATTTGGAATTCGTGTTGGTCAGCAGCGGGTCAGCAGCAATCTTCGAACTGTTAACGCGGATAGTACGGCGGGTTCGCTTGCCATAGGCGTGCGAAACCACCTGCTGCAGGTTTCCATCGTTCGAGGTAAAGGTGCCTGTATTGACACCCGAGCTCGTGCGAGGAAGCGATGTAGCAACCGCGTTAATAGTAATTGACTGGGGATCGGCGAAAGCCATGGCATTACTCCTGCAGTTTGAAAGGGAAGTAAAGGGCGGGATTACCGCCCTCTACCTTTTCCAATCGGGCCTCCCTTTGTAAGGGCTGATCGATTGTCGGGGTCCACAACGGACCCCTAGCGAACTCGGGATATGCCCAAGGCGCCTAAGATGGCTAGCTGTCGCCCGGTCAGGGCTGACATGTCTAGACCAAAACCAAATGGTGTGGCTCTGCGCCTGACTTTGGATTTTCCAATAATAGTCATATGCAGACCTCGCTTCTTAGCATCTAGTGCATAAGATGAGTTGGCGGGTTTAAAATGACCGCCACCTACGAGGGATATGTCACATTTTGCAGTAATTTCCTGCATTATGTAACCATATCGCATCACAAGCCCGTCTTGGCTGAAACGAGAGACATTGTGGAGAACATCCCCAATGTTACCGTTCCAGTCGGCGAGCCAACTCCATGGAGCTAGATTCCATGCGGTCGCGGGCGTAAGCTCGAG